CCTTTCTGCGCATCGACTCCGCGACCTTGCGAGAGGCGGCACAGGATGTGCAGGATTTCGGGGTGGCGGTCAGCGCGGCAGATGCCGCGCAGATCGAACGCACCGGCGATGCCATCGCCAAGTTGAGCCTGATCTGGCTCGGTCTGACCAACCGACTGACCGCCGCCGTCGCCCCGGCGCTGGAAACCGTGGCAAACGCACTGGCCGATATGGCGCGGGGCACCGGTCCCATCGGCGGTGCGATCACCGCAGTCTTCGACAACCTTGCACGGCTTTCCACCTATGCCGCGACCTTCGCCGCATTCATGGCGGGTCGCTGGGTGGCAGGGCTGGCCGTTGCCGCTTTTTCAGTGCGCGGTCTCGCCACCGCACTTGTGTTCCTGCGCGGGGCGCTGATCCGCACCGGCATCGGCGCGCTGATCGTTGGCGCAGGCGAACTGGTCTATCAATTCTCGCAGCTTGTCACCCGGGTTGGCGGCGTGGGCGAAGCCTTTCGCCTGCTGGGTGATCTCGCAAAGGAAGTCTGGTCGCGCATCGGCCTGTCACTCGATGCGGCCTTTGCCAATATGGCCGCTGGCTGGGAAGGATTGAAAGCTGCCGGGCTGTCGGCGCTTGAGGGTACCATCGCGGGCGTGGTCAGTTTCGGGGACCGGACGGCGGCGATTTTCCAAGGGGCTTATGACGCTGCGGTGGCGATCTGGGGCAGTCTGCCCGGCGCCATTGGCGATTTCGCCTTTCAGGCCGCGAATGGGCTGATCTCTGGCGTCGAAGCGATGCTGAACGGCGTCGTCACGCGCATCAACAATTTCATCAACGGGTTGAACGCCGCGTTGGACCTGCTGCCAGACTGGGCGGTGGGCGAAGGTGGGGTGCGGATCGGTACGCTTGACCCCGTGGAACTGGCGCGGATCGGCAACCCGTTCGAGGGTGCGGCGACAGCCGCCGGGGCTGCTGCAGCGGATGCCTTCTCTGCGGCGCTGTCCCAGACCTATCTCGAGCCGCCCGACCTTGGACTTGGCGCAATGGCCGATGATGCGCGTGGCCGGGCCGACGGCTATCGCGAGGCGGCAGGAATGCTGGCCGATGCTGCGGGTCGTCCGCTGGCCAGTTGGCAGGCGCTGCGCGACGCGGTGACCGGCACCGGGACGGAGGCTGAAACAGCGCTGGCAGATGCCGCCAGTTCGGCGGATGCCCTGAACACCGAACTGGACGACACCGCAGCCGCTGCCGGAAGCGCGGGCGCAGCCGCGCGCGATGCGGGGACTGAAGCTGCCGCAGGGGCTGACCAAGCCGCGACCGGCTGGGGCGCGGTGACTGCGGCACTCGCCGACTATGCCACCAAAGCGCGCAACATCGGCGGTGATATTGGAAGCGCACTGGTCGGGGCCTTCACCTCGGCCGAGAATGCAGTCGGCGAGTTCGTCAAGACCGGCAAGCTGGATTTCCGCGATCTGGTCACGTCGATGATCGCCGATCTGGCGAAGCTGGCGGCGCGGACATTCATCCTCGGGCCGATCGCCAACGCGCTGTCGGGCGCACTCGGCGGTGCTGGTGGTATCTTCGCCAACATCCTCCACGCGGGTGGCGTGGTCGGATCGTCAGGCCCGGGCCGCATGGTCCCGGCTTTGGCCTTTGCCAATGCCCCGCGCATGCATGCGGGCGGCTGGGCCGGGATCAAGCCGGACGAGGTTCCGGCGATCCTGCAGCACGGCGAGCGTGTCCTCTCCCGCCGCGAAGCCGCAAGCTTCGGCGGGTCCAGCGCGCCCGCCGTGAACGTCACCATCATGGCGCGTGATGCCGAAAGCTTCCGGCAGTCGCGCACGCAGGTCGCGGCCGACATTGCCCGCGCCGTTTCGCTGGGCCGGAGGGGCATGTGATGGCATTCCATGACGTCAGATTCCCCGACAACATCAGCCGCGGGGCGCGCGGAGGGCCGGAACGGCGCACGCAAGTGGTCGAACTGGCCTCTGGCGATGAGGAGCGCAACGCAAGCTGGGCCAACTCGCGCCGCCGCTACGATGTCGCCTATGGCATCCGCCGCGCTGACGATCTGGCGGCGGTCGTGGCCTTTTTCGAAGCCCGGAATGGTCGCCTGCACGGCTTTCGCTACAAGGATTGGGCGGATTACAAATCCTGCCTGCCGTCGCAGGCGGTGGCCCCGATCGACCAGTCCATCGGCACCGGCAATGGTGCTGTCACCACCTTCGCCCTGCTGAAACGCTACACTTCCGGCGCGCAAAGCTGGACCCGCGCCATCGCCAAGCCAGTGGCGGGCAGCGTCCGTCTCGCCCTGAACGGCGTCGAACAGATGACCGGCTGGAGCGTCAACACCACCACCGGCAGCTTCACCTTCACCACTGCCCCCGGCGCGGGCGTCGCGATCACGGCGGGCTTCGAATTCGACGTTCCCGTCCGCTTCGACACCGACATGCTCGACGTCACCCTCGACCTCGAGCGTCTGGGGTCAATCACATCCATCCCGCTGCTGGAGATCCGGCGATGAACGAAGAAACCGGCTTCATCGCCGCCGCATTGCGCGATCTGGCGACCTCCACCGCCGTCATTCTGGCGGCCTGGGGCGCGCTCGGCGGAGCGACCAACGCTCTGACCACGCGGATGCGGCTGCGCGATGCCCTGCGCCACATTCTGCTCGGCGGTTTGATCGCGGCCGGGATGGGCAGCCTGTCGATGGCGGTCATCACCGCCTGGCTCGGCCTGCCATCGCAAGCGATCCCGGCCGGGGGTGCGGCAGGGTCGGCCGCCTATCTGGTCGGCGTCTTCGGCCCCGCCTTCATCGAGGTCGTCCTCGCCCGCATGCGCAGCGGCAAGGGGGGCAACCCCGATGCATGAACTTCTCCGTCTCGCGCGCGCCATCCGCTGCGACGCAGCCGACCCGGCACAGGCCTTCAGTCACCGCCTGCGCATCGGCCTTCTCGTCGCCGCCCTGATCCTGATCCTCTCAACACTCTTCGGGTGATCCCATGCACATGACTGATCGGGGCCTGCTGGCCCTTGTCCGGCACGAAGGACTCGTGCCCGGACCTTATCTCGACGTCAAAAACGTCTGGAGCTTCGGCATCGGCCATACAGCTGCGGCGGGGCCCCCCGATCCCGCGAGGCTGCCCCGCGGCATGCCCGTCGATCTCGCAGCCGAGATCCGCGAGGCGTTCCAGCTCTTCCGCAGCGACATCGTGGCCTACGAGGCAGAAGTGCTGCGCGCGGTAAAGGTGCCGCTGGAACCGCACGAGTTCGATGCGCTGGTCAGTTTTCACTACAACACCGGCGGGATCGCCAAGGCCTCGCTGACCCGCCACCTGAACGCCAGCAACCGCGCCGCCACCGCGCAGGCTTACATGGGCTGGCTCCGACCCGCTGCGATCCGCACGCGCCGCGAGGCCGAACGCGATCTGTTCCGCGATGGCCGCTATCCGACCGGCACCATCCCGGTCTGGGCGGTGGATCGCAACGGCCGGGTCGATTTCTCGCGGCCGATCCGGCGACTGACCGAGGCCGAGGCGCTGACCCTGCTGCGCCCAACGGGTCAGCCGGTGCCGCCGACCGTGCCACTGCCTGAGCCTACGGAATCGCCAGGCTCCCCGTCGTGGTGGCAGCGGCTGACGGAATTCTTCACAGGAAAGGCAACATCATGAACTGGAACCTCGCACGCGGGCTGGTCTATCTGGCCTGTCTTGCCGCCTCTGGGCTGGCCATGGCCGGGCTCGCGGATTTCGATCTTTTGACCGGCAGCTTCGATCTGCGCCCGTTCAACCTCTACGCCCTGATCGGCACGGCCGGGGGCGTGATTTCCTCTTCGCTGGCTTCGGTCGCCCTGTGGCGTGGCTGGGGGCGGAAGTGAAGGCGCTCCCGCCCGCGCTGCAAGCCCACCTCGACGAGGGCACGACGACGCTGGCCTGGTGCTGGCGGATCGTGCGGGCCGATGGGGTGACGCTTGGCTTCACCGATCATGATCGAACCCTGACCTTCGACGGCACCGATTTCGAGCCGGAGAGCGGCTTTGCCGCCTCCGAAGTGCGCTCCGGTTCCGACCTTTTCGTCGATGCGCAAGACGCGCAAGGCGTGCTGACCTCCGACCGGATCACCGAGACCGATATCCTCGACGGCCGCTGGGACAATGCGGCCGTCGAAGTGTGGCGGGTGAACTGGGCCGCGACCTCCCAGCGCTTGCTGATGCGACGCGGGGCAATTGGCCAGATCCGGCGTGGGCGGCTGGCCTTCGTCGCCGAGGTGAGATCGCTGGCCCATGTCCTCGGTCAGACCGTCGGGCGGACGTTTCAGGCGAGTTGCGATGCCGCCCTTGGCGATGCGCGCTGCGGGGTCAATCTCGAGGCACCGGCGTTCAAGGGCACTGGCGCGATCATCGACCTGCTGCGCGACCGTGCCTTCACCGCCTCTGGTCTTGGCGGTTTCACCTCCGGCTGGTTCACCTTCGGAACCCTTGACTGGACCAGTGGAGCCAATGCCGGGCGAATGGCAGAGGTGCTGGCACATGATCTCGTCGACGGCGTCGCCGTGCTGACCCTGCTGGAAGCCCCGGTGCGTGCCATCGCCGGGACGGACACATTCACCATTCGCGCAGGGTGCGACAAGCGCATCGCGACCTGTGGCACGAAGTTCGCCAATGTCGCCAACTTCCGGGGCTTCCCCAACATCCCCGGCCAGGATGCGGTCCTGCGTTATGCCACCACTGATGGCGGCCACGAGGGGGCGGTGCTATGACTATGGTCGACTCCGATAGGGTCATTGCCATCGCGCGGTCCTGGCTCGGCACGCCCTACCACGATCAAGCCAGCCTGAAGGGCGTCGGCTGCGATTGCCTTGGCCTCGCGCGCGGTGTCTGGCGTGAGGTGGTGGGCCCCGAGCCATTCCCGATCCCGCCTTACAGTCGTGACTGGGGCGAAAGCGGCCCGCGCGAGGTGCTGGCCGAAGGCGCGCGACGGATGATGTCCGAGTCCGTACCCGCCGATCCCATACCCGGAGCGCTGATCCTGTTCCGCATGATACCGCGCGCCATCGCCAAGCATGTCGGCATCGTCACCGGACCCGACACCTTCCTCCATGCCTACGAGCGGTTGGGCGTGATCGAGGAACCGATGACCCCGATCTGGCGACGCCGCATCGCCTTCGCCTTCCTGTTTCCCCAACGCTGAGAGTTTTCCATGGCCACGCTCGTCCTCGGCGCTGTCGGCACTGCCATCGGCGGGGCCTTTGGTGGCGCGATCCTCGGCTTTTCCGGGGCGGCCATCGGCGGCTTCATCGGCTCGACCGTGGGCTCTGTGGTCGACAGCTGGATCGTGTCGTCGCTGGCCCCCGCCCAGCGGATCGAAGGCGCGCGGCTCGACACGTTGCGCATCACCTCGGCCACCGAGGGGGCAGTGATCCCGCGGCTTTACGGTCGGATGCGCATTGGTGGCAACATCATCTGGGCCACGGATTTCCGCGAGGAGACGAAGACCACGACCCAAGGCGGCGGCAAGGGCGGCGGAGGCGGCAAGGTCAAGACCACCGAATACCTTTACTATGCCAGCTTTGCCGTGGCGCTGTGCGAGGGTCCGATCACCGGCATCGGCCGCGTCTGGGCCGATGGCAAGGCGATGGACATGACCGGCGTGACCTGGCGCTGGTATCCCGGCAACGAGGTGCAGACCGCCGATCCATTCATTGCGGCCAAGATGGGCACGGCCAACACGCCTGCCTATCGCGGCACGGCCTGTGTCGTGTTCGAGGATCTGGCGCTGGCGACCTTCGGCAACCGCCTGCCGCAACTGTCGTTCGAGGTGTTCCGCCCGCTGGCCGATCCCGACACCGCCGAGGGGCTGACCCGTGCCGTCACCCTGATCCCGGCCTCGGGCGAGTTCAC